CCACTATTGGCCAGGACCTTGTTGCTATGTGCGTCAATGACGTTATATGTTCTGGTGCTAAACCATTATATTTTCTAGACTATATCTCTACTAAATCCCTTGATGCTAATGTCAGTGACATTGTATATGGAGTTAATGTTGGTTGTGAGATGGCTGGAATGGATCTCCTAGGTGGAGAAACAGCGGAGCATTTCAGACAAAATGATTATGACCTTGCTGGTTTCTGTACGGGTATTGTAGAGAAGAATGATATTGTTGATGGTAGTAACATCAGACCTGGTGATGTAGTCATTGGTATTGAGAGTAGTGGTCTTCATAGTAATGGATATACTCTTGTCAATGACATGCTGTGGAGAAATTATATTTACTATAAGGAGATGCCAGAACTGTTGATTCCAACTACCATCTATGCTCGTTTAATCCAGTATCTGTTGGACGAAGTTCCTATCCTTGGTATGGCACACATCACAGGTGGTGGTATCCCTGAGAACCTTCCACGATGCCTTCCAAGGGGTCTCACAGTTGACGTTGACTATGGTGCTTGGGAGAGACCAGAACTCTTCAATAAGATTCAGCAAGCAGGAGAGATTGAAGAAGGAGAAATGAGGAATGTATTCAATCTTGGTATTGGATTCTGTTTAGTTGTTCCAAAAGAAGTAGTCGAACATACTCAAACACTCATTGCAGACACTCCGTTTGGTATGAGATCCTGGGCCATTGGTGAAGTCAAATGAGAATAGGTGTCATGTGTTCTGGTAACGGAACTAATTTTGAGAATATAATCAAAGTCTGTAATAAAGATGAAGTTGTGATTATGATTCACAATAAAAAAAATTGCGGTGCAGCCGAAAGGGCAGAAAAATTTGATGTTCCTCATTGCTATGTGAATTCTAAAGACGAAGACACGATGATAGAAATGTTTCAAAGATGTAGAGTAGATCTTATAGTTCTTGCAGGGTATATGAGAATTATTAAAAATCCTAATGCATTCCCTGCACCTATGATAAATATTCATCCATCTCTTTTACCAAAATATAAAGGACTGGATGCTGTCGGACAAGCACTTGAAAGTGGTGATGTTATCACTGGATGTACGGTACATTATGTCACAAAAGAATTAGATTCTGGACAAATAATAGACCAATCTGTTGTTCCAATTTGTCCAGATGATAGTATCGATACTCTTACACAAAGAGTTCAGAATGCAGAGTATAGGTTACTTCCTATGGTCATCAACAATATGGCAACGTGACAAGTATTATTAACTATGTTGCTACCTTTTGGTCGGTAATGTAGACAATACATAATCTAGATGTTATACTAGGGATGCGACGGCATCCCTTTTTTTATGGATTATCAACTTCCCCCACTCTGTATTCGAAGTATTGTCCCTGCAGAGACACCAGGTAGAGTACTTTTGGATATGCCATCTCTATGGAGAGATAGTGATGCTATAAACCCTGTAAATATTGATGAAGAAATTGCAGAGTCTATTATGAGTGAACCTTACAGTGTACCTATGTGTCCACCAGGTTGGCCAAATTCTCCCGAAGTTTCTGAATGAAAAATTATTTTATAAAACTAATAACACATCCAGTTACTCATTATAATCTGATCAGTATTGGATTACTCATTGCGATAGGATTACTACACAACCATGCACATTATCAGATGAGTAATGACCCTGATGCATATGTCTTTCAGTGGTGTAAAGCCAATCCAGAAAGATGCACATACAGACGCAAGTAAATGTTGACAAATGTGAAGGAAACATATATAATGTTACAATACTTCATAAGGAACTACCAATGACTGTTACTACTGAGGACGGTGGACGTACAAACATGTATGCCACAGAACCAACAATGTATATCTCAGAAACCGACGCAGAGCGTTTCGGTCGTGAGACATATGCAGAACGTGCAGAGAAACTGAATGGTCGTGTTGCCATGCTCGGTTTCGTTGCTGCCGTCGTATCTTACGCAACTTCTGGTAGTGTATTCTTCTTCGGTGTGTTTGGATTCTGACATATATTGACATATGTTAGAACATTCTATACAATAGATAGATATACTCAGAGAGTTTACTTCAATGGCGTCTTATTCGATTACTATCCAACAACCCGATGGTTCTGAATCGACAATACAAGTTGAGTCAGATCAATATATCCTTGATGCTGCTGAAGAACAAGGAATTGATTTAAACTATTCCTGTCGTGCTGGTGCATGTTCATCCTGTGCTGGTAAGATTGTATCAGGTACAGTCGATCAAAGTGATCAATCATTCCTTGATGATGATCAAATAGAAGCAGGGTTTGCACTTCTTTGTGTATCATATCCAACATCTGATTGTGTAGTACAGTCAGATAAAGAGGAGGAACTTTACTAATGGCACTAGTAACTATCGGTATCTGTCTAGTAGCATTTGTTGGTGCTGCAATGATGACACAGAGTGGAGATGAAAGTGGGGAATCCTAATCAACTCTACGAAGACATGGAAAAACTCAATACCCTATACGAAGAACTTTGTTGGGGACATGATGATGAGTTAGAGTTTCAAATTGAATACATAAGAGATCACGGAACTATTACAATCAAAAACAAAACACAAATAGGAGAAAACAAATGAATGAAAATGCAGAACGTATTAATGGTTGGGCAGCAATGCTTGGCGTAGTTGCAGCAATTGGTGCATACGCATTGACAGGTCAAATCATTCCAGGTATTTGGTGAACGTATACCTAGGACTAATGGTTGCATTCGTCGTAGTCTATATCATTACAACACCTGGAGATGATGACGATGGACCAGATCAAGGTATGATGACACCAGTATATCAAGGATCCCAATAAGGGGTCCTTTTTTTATAAATATTTTGAGTGATCTAGGTGTCCTGTGGAAAATAAACCCGAAGAACAGGTAAAGAAAAAAGGATTCCTAAGTAAGATAAAGGATGCGACAGATGATAAACAAGAACAGCTTGAAATTTTGTCTACTTTTGTTAGGCTTGGTATTCTTGTTTGGAGCGGCGGAATACTCACACTGGCATATATTCAATTACCCCCTGCACTTGGAATCCCCGAACAGAAACTAGATCCAACTTTCATTGCATCAGTCTTTACTGGAGTCCTCGCAACGTTCGGTGTCCAGGCAGCTAAGAAAGCTGGAGAGAACGGTAGTAGTAATGGTGGAGGTGGTGGTATATCAAAGGCAGATGTTGAAAGACTAATTGAGGCAGCAGGAAGGACTGCCCCATCACAAACAATTAGATTAGAACAGGCTCCAGTAATCATCAAAACTGACGGACCTCCTGTCAAATCTACAATAGATCCAAAGTAAAAAATCATATTAGGAACCCATAACAATCTATAGACATAAAAACGGTATCGTGTATAACTAGAGTAGTTGATTAAACTACGATGAAGTTTATCCGTTTAATAATTCTTGCCACTGTGGCAGCATTAGTTTTCTTCTTACCGAAGACTGCTTATGCTGTAGATGTTACTATGGGTTCCAATGGAAATCTTGTATTCGATCCAGATAATATTAGTATTAGTGCTGGTGAAACACTTCATTTTGTAAATGGAATGTTACCGCCACATAATATTATTGTGGAAGGTCGTGTAGATCTTTCTAGAGAGTCATTGATGTTCTCTCCTGGAGAATCACAAGATATTAAATTTGCTGATGCAGGAGACTATGATTTCTTCTGTGGACCCCATCAAGGTGCTGGAATGATTGGTCACATTCACGTAGATTAATATGGCACATGAATTTGACCCTTGTGAAGCACCTGTTGATGGTGAAGTTGACAAGTGGGGGTTTACTATTAAACCATCTATCACTGAAGATGAATTGATTTTACTTTGTTTAAAGAATGCTCCATGCGGAACTGATAGAAAGCAAGTAGTGTCTGTAGTCAAAAAATATGAGGAAAAACTAAGTCATGGAAACTAACTTCAAGACAAGATTTGATTTTGCAATGAGTTCATTCTCCAGAATGTATGGTGTCAACAGAGTGAGAACTTCTCCTGACATTGCTAGGTTCTGTACAAGATGGGCGGAGACCGAGGAAGAACATCCCGTAGGAAGTTTGACTTCAATTGATTTTTATTTCAGAGACAACTGGAAAATCTGGGGAGAATATGTATGAGTCANATAGCACTTAAGGCAGCACACTTTGCCTCTGCAACACTTAATAATCCGTGGGGTGTTGGTAGTTTAAGTTTTATATTAATTATTGTTCCTGTCATAGGAATGTGGGCAGTCCACAAATATAACTGGCAGCACTGGGCACCATTTCATAAATGAATTTAATATTACGTCCTCTCGATAATGTTGCCGACCCAGTGTGGTCAGTAATTATTATGGTAATAATTGCAGTTTGTATGGCTTTATATTCTATCTACTATATACTAGGAATTGATGATAGAGAACCTAATGGGAGCAATGATACCGCCGAGTCGTAAGAGCTGCTACAACTTCAGAGTAACGGAGATTAATCGTGTCCTTGATGGTGATACTATTGATGTTACTATCGACCTCGGGTTTGATTTATACAAGAAAGAAAGAGTTAGAGTTGCTGGAGTTGATACGCCAGAGAAAAGGACGAGAAATCTAGAGGAGAAAGCTCTTGGAATCGAAGCAACCAACTGGCTTAAAGAGAAACTGGAAGGGGCCATCTCTGGCGATGATGAGTTGTCTGTTAGGACTGAACTTGTTGGTGGCACTGGGAAATATGGGCGTCTTCTCGGTTGGCTTTATATCGGGGATGAACTTTTGTCACTCAATGAACAAATGATTACGGAAGGATATGCACATGAATATGATGGTGGAACAAAGAACATGGATCTCGAAGCACTCCGAGAAATCCGTAGGGCAAACGGCACGATGGTGTAGAACTGGTATCCGTGGTTCTACACCTTTCATTCCAGACTCTGAGTTTGGTGGGGAGACATGCGAACTAACTTGTAGTATTATTAAGGATTAAAATGGCGAGTGGAATTTTTGTGTTCGGGTTTATAACGTTACTCTGTTATGGTCTACATATAACATGGCCTATAACAAAAGGTAAGAATTAAAATGCAAAAAGTAATTAACATTCTGGCAGTACTATCCTTTGTAGGAACTGCAGGTATTGTGGGAGGAGGTGCTGCGGTGTATCTCAATAAAGATTCTATTATTGAAAATGTAAAGGGACAAGTTGCTGCAGCTGCAGCTGAGGCAATTACCGGGGCACTTCCTGGTATGATTGATGGTGCAATGCCAGAACTTCCTAGTGCAACTGGTGGTATCATTCCTTCAACTCCAACATCTACAGGAGGAGTATTACCCTTCTGATGGAAATTGGGGAGATCAATATAAGAAGTTTAGATATACCTAGGGTTCCAGATTATTTAATGTCTCCGACAGTATCTATTCCTCAGGTTCCTCCTGTCACAACAGTAATAGGTGTTCCTATTATTGATATGCCTGGGTGTATAGAAGCACATGAGTCAAGTAATTCAAATAATAATCTAATACAAGATGACCCGAGAGGAGTACTTACGTTTTGTGATTCTGGGTTCCCTAGTTTTAATCCTATTCAGTTTGAACCGAACAGGATGATACCAACTGGTGTCCCGAATGTTCCAAAGACAGAAAGTCCAAACCCTGAAGTACCATCGGTACCGGAACTTCCACCACCTCCTGTTGCTACTGTTGCTATAGAATGTCCCACACCAGCACAAGATGCGAAAGAACCGGTAGGAACATACGTCAATGGTTATAGAGATAAAATTATTGAGTATAAATTAATAGGTAACGAG